CCTGGGCGGCAATTTGCGCAATGCCAACCGCGACTTCCGCAGCGAGCCCCTCAACCCCCGCACGCCCGTCAGCATCTTTAACCTGAGCACAATTCCACCAGATGTGATGCGCCCCAAGTTCGAGATTGCCAACGAGTACCAGTAAGTACTGCGCGCATAAAGCGCTTAATTAAGTCTCGGCGACTTTATAGAATGGATTTCAAAAATGTTATGACGGAGTGGGTCGCCCTCAAGGCCCAACTTGCCGCAGCTCGCAAAGATCTCAGCGTACTGAATGTTCGCGAAAAGGAGCTTCGCCAGTTTGTGACCGAGCACATGGCTCGTAACGAGATTGACACCGTAAAGGTCCACGACAAGGTCAAGGTTAATTTCAAGAAAAAGAAGACGAAGGGCTCGATCACCAAAGATGTCATCAAGACGGGTCTTCGCTCATTTTTTGGTGGAAATGAGGCCCAGGTCGAGGGGGCCTTCCAGGCGATCATGGATGCTGCACCGACCAAAGAGTCGGCCGGCGTGACCGTGACGGGACTTAAGGATTTGTAGAGCTAAAATAGCAAGTACAAATGGGTCTCAATGACGAGTACTCTCGTGATGCGTACACCTACGAACAGGTTTGGGACTCGGACGACGGTGACGAGTACGACCCTGATCTCTCTCCAGAAGACTGGCAGGACCTACACTCCCAGGAGCTTCTAGATGGATGGATGAAGATTCGGGACTATCTGGACCAGAATTACATCAGGACGACTGCTCGCTTCCCGGAATTTGTGGATCTGGTTGTCTATCCTGCGAAGTGGCACACGTTCCAGGCGCCAAACGAGCTCCAGATGATTCTTTGGAATCTCATTTCTAGCAACAATCCAATCATTACAGACAGGGTTCAGCCGGCTAACTTTTTTGCGTGGACTCAAAATTATATCATCCAGTAATAATAAATGATTGACATTACCGGCCCTAAGGTTCTCGCGCCGGCTCTCCTCTTTGCGGTACTCAGTCCCGGTATGCTTCTGGCCCTCCCGGCCGGATCAGGCCTGTTTGTTCAGACTGTGACTCACGCCGTGGTTCTGGCCATTCTTTATTGGGCTATCGCCAAGTTTTTGCTCAAGGTGAGCCTGACTTCCGCTGACCTCGTCATGCCGGCCGTCCTCTTCGTCCTGTTGACGCCAGGTGTGCTGCTGACCATTCCCCCGGGATCCATGGGTGTCTTCCGGAGCGGCCAGTCGGGCCCTCTGCCCGTCGGTGTGCATACCCTCGTGTTCGCAATCGCCTTCGCCACCCTTCGGTCAGTCTTCCCTCAGTACTATTAGGCGCGCCCAAATACACTTATATTTTGATCCAAAATTAGTAGATATGAAGTGCCTTGCGATAGGTCCAGGATCCATGGGATTCTTCATATTGTTAGGGGCAATTTCAAAACTTAAACAATCGGGTGAACTTGCGGATCTTGAAGAAGTTTCAGGATCTTCTGCAGGGGGCCTGCTCGCTCTCCTGTTTCTCCTGTCCAAAGGAGACACAGTAAAGATTCTCGACTATTCCTTGACTGTACAGATCAAATCAATTATGAAACCTAGTATTCGAACATTTTTGAAAAGTTACGGATTGGTTTCAGTCCCCAAAGTCCGCAAGGTTTTCAGTGAAGCCTTGCACGAGTTCACAGGCAAGGACGACATGACATTCAAAGAACTCTTTGAATTGAATCCAATTAAACTTCATTTGAGTTCTTTTTGCGTCGATCTCATGAAGACTGTTTACTTTTCGGTCGACACGAATCCGGACATGAGCGTCCTGGACGCCGTCTGCGCCACGTGCGCCATGCCATTTCTTTTCGAACCTGTAAAGCTCAAGGACGGTTGGCGCTACGCAGACGGAGCCACAGCCGAGACGTGTCCGGGCGGTCCGTTCTTGGCGCGTCAGGCTGACACGTTAGCTCTTATTTTTGGTGCTCAGCAGATGCCCGAAATAAAAGACTTGAAAACTTATGCTCTTTCCATGCTTTGGCTGCCCATGAAACTTCGGCACGTCTATGGATTCAGGACCTGTGAATTCACCATTACCGGAGATGAGGCTTTTGATTTTGGTGCGTCAAATGACGCCAAGCTCAAAATGTTCCTCACAGGATTTTCTCAGACAATTGTAAAATGAGTTCTATCCTTCGGTCTGGATATATCCAGAAGCGTACGCGTAAAGTCGTCCGGGTCAGCCGCAAGGACGGCACTTCGTACACGTACGTCCGCAAGGCGGGTGCGACGCGCGTGCGTCCAGTTCCCATCCCGGATGTGGGTGCGGCAGGAAAGGGTCCCCGGCTGATCGGCAAGCTCAAGGCGGGTATGCTGACCAAGTACGGCTACCACCCCGTAGAGGCCAAGACGAACCGCCACAAGGCTCTCAGCAAGGGTGTAAGCAAGGGAGAGAAGCCTCTGGCCGTCATGCGCCGCCTGGTCGCCATCAGCACCTTGACCAAGCGGACGGCCCCTCGGGCCTCTCGCATCTACAAGCAGGATGCGATGTGGATCCGTAGCAAGTACGCCAAGTCTTTTAAAAAAATGTCACAATAAATAAAGGAGATGCCGAGCCTGGCTGAAATAAGACAGTGGAAGCCGGTGAGATCGGCTTCTGTAAATAACCGTAAACTCGCGCTAAGGGCCGGTGTGAACATGGCGCTGACCCTTCCTCCGGCGCAGCGCCGCGTGGAGATCAAGCGCCAACTCAGGAAGCACCCGGCCGTCGCCCTTTCCCTCCTCTCAAAACCCGTTCTGCGTCGCATCCTGCTGGCCCTCGGTTTCACCGCTGCAGCCACCGCGGCCGTCATGCATTTCCCGAGCTTGCCGCGAGGTGGCGTCCCGGCTCTTCTGCCGACGCCCGCCGGTAACGCGCCCGTCGCCGCCGTGAACTGGGGGCGGCGCGCCTGGAATATGGCCCCGACGCGCCAGCAGGCGATCAACTTGGGTGGAGCTATTGCGACCGCCGTCAATCCATGGCTGGCGATGAAGTGGGTCGTCACGTCCGTCACGAGTCGTTCAATAGACGCCATGGAAAGACAGATACAGGGCTATGAAGCCACCGCGAATCGCGCCCGAGTCCAGGTTGAGACGTACCTGAGCTGGGCTTTGTTCATCGCATTTTTGGCTGTTATTTCGCACTTCATTCCCTGGATAGTTCTCAATATTCGCAGGACCGTCCACGTCTTGACGATGGGCAACGCTGAAGAGGCGGCCATGCTCGCCGGTCGCGTAGGCACCAAGGCGGTGCAGAGTGGCGCTGTGCGGTCCCGGTCACGGTCGGCCGGTCGGTCCCGTACCCTGCGCATGGGCGCCGGTCGCCAAGTATCCTAAAAACGTGTTGTGTCGAGGTCACTGACCGTCGGCCACCAGGGGTGTGTAATTTAAAATGGAAATTGAGACGATCGCCCGGGATATCTGGAGCTCACTCGGCCCGGGATACTCCGAGTCCGTCTATCACTGCGCTTTCGAAGTTGGACTTCGCAAGCTCGGTATCTATTACGAAACCGAACGGATCGTCCCAGTCTTTTATGAAGGACAGAATGTCGGTCACGTCCGGGCAGACATCATCGTAAATCGCAAGGTGGTCCTGGAACTCAAGTCGGTAGGGAAACTCAACGAGACCTACCGAATTCAAACCCGAAATTACCTCAAGCTCCTTGGACTCGATGTGGGCTACCTCATCAATTTTCCAGACAAAAATACAGCACTCGAGTTTGAACTGATTACCCTCACGCCGTCTTTAGAAACTCCCATTGAAGTTCCCGGCATATCTTCTCCCAAATTTGATCCTGGACATACAGCTTCTCCTTCGACTTGAGCAAGGGGAAACATGGAAGGTAATCATCCTCGCCCAGGAGTTCACAAAACTTGTACAGAACGTACGAATAACTCAAAAAATTCTTGCGCGCAGGGGGTTTGTGCCTCTCGAACGGTGCTTGGATCTTGTGGAACATTATGCGGAGTCGGTCCTCGAGAGCCTGTGGCATGGTCGGGGGCTGGATTCCATTCAGGATTGCCGAAATGTACGGGACGTGCTCGTAATATTTGGATTTGTTGAGCTTTTTAAGAAGGCCCTTTACTTTTTCATGAGTAATTTCATTAAGATCCTTAATCTTTTGTTTCTTAAATTCTGTCCGTAACTGATTTATGACATCTTCTGGGACGCTCGTAGACTCTTTTGCTTGGAATTGGCTAATCCATTCATTAAAGTGATTTTCACGTTTATAAGAATATATAATGTTCTTTTCATGTTCTTGTTCTTCTTTGAACCCGACTTCGTCA